CGAAACTACGCTACATCACATTAAAATTACATGATGATAATAAAAAAATATTTGGGCTTGACAGAATCAATGAAGAAGAATTAATATATGTGTTAGAAGGACCCATTGATTCAATGTTCTTGGAGAATGCAATAGCAACGGCAGACTCTAATTTGGAATCGATTACCGATGTATTGGACAAGTCCAAGGTTGCGTTAGTCTTTGACAATGAGCCACGTAACAAAGAAATTGTTTCTAAGATGGAACACGCCATAGATAACCATTTTAATGTCGTTATATGGCCTGAAATGATTGAAGAAAAAGATGTTAATGACATGGTATTATCTGGTTTTTCGCCAGATGAAATACAAGATATTATAAGTAAAAATACCTTTGTAAATCTTAGAGCAAAGATGGAATTCGTGAACTGGAAAAAAGTTTAGCATATTACATCAGATTTAAAATTAAATTTAACAATAACAACAACAAGGTGAATATGGAATATCTAGGTATTAGTATAGATTTAGAAAGAGATAAATTATTTGATGAACTCGGAATTAAAAGACTACAAGAATCATACATGCGAGAGGATGAATCGTCACCCCAGCAGCGATTTGCATTCGTTTCAAAAGCGTTTGGTACCGATCAGCAACACACACAGAGATTATACGAATACTCTAGTAAACATTGGCTCTCTTATTCTACTCCCATTCTTTCTTTTGGTCGTAGTAAGCGTGGGATGCCTATATCTTGTTTTCTCAACTATATCGAAGATACTGCGGAGGGATTAGTTGATAACCTCTCAGAAACAAATTGGCTTTCTATGCTCGGTGGTGGCGTGGGTATTGGCTTTGGTATCCGGGCTGCTGATGATAAGTCTACTGGCGTATTACCACACCTCAAGATTTACGATGCGAGTTCTCTTGCCTATCGCCAAGGTCGTACTCGGCGTGGTTCTTATGCCGCTTACCTTGATATATCTCATCCTGATATCATTCCTTTTTTAGAGATGAGGAAGCCAACAGGCGACCCCAATCAACGCTGTTTAAATCTACATCACGGTATTAACATCAATGATAAGTTTATGTCCATCATTGAAAAATGCATGTTAGATCCTGAGGCAGATGATTCATGGGAATTAAAAGATCCACATTCTGGTGAAGTAAGAGAAGTTGTATCTGCTAAACATCTATGGCAAATGTTACTAGAAATTCGTATGAATACAGGTGAACCTTATGTTCACTTCATAGATACTAGTAATAAAGAATTACCTCATTGGCTAAAAGATAAAGGGTTAAAGGTTCATCAATCAAATCTTTGTTCTGAGATTATATTGCCGACAAATGAAGAAAGAACGGCCGTCTGTTGTTTATCTTCTTTAAACTTGGAGAACTATGATGAATGGAAAGATAACTCATTATTTCTTAAAGACGTTGCCGAAATGCTTGATAACGTCCTTAATTATTTCATTGCTAATGCTCCTAATGATATTGCTCGTGCAAAGTATAGTGCCGAAAGAGAACGTTCTATTGGTATCGGTGCTCTTGGGTTCCATGCTTATTTACAGCGCAATGGCATTCCTTTTGAAGGCGTCATGGCAAAAGTCGCTAACAATCGTATATTTAAAAATATTAGGGAGAAATTAAATGTTGCTAACTTGGAATTGGGTAAAGAACGAGGCGAAGCTCCTGATGCTATCGGTACAGGCTTTAGGTTTAGTCATCTCATGGCTATTGCTCCCAACGCTTCTTCTTCTATTATCATGGGGAATACTAGCCCAAGTATTGAACCTTATCGTGCCAATGCTTACAGACAAGACACTCTATCAGGTTCTTTCTTAAACAAGAATCGTTGGTTGGATAAAATTCTCAAAGAGAAACTACAAGATGAAAATGAATATAATGATGTTTGGTCTTCCATTATTGCAAACGATGGTTCGGTTCAACATTTAGATATTCTAGATGAAGCAACAAAGGATGTATTTAAAACATCAATGGAGATTGACCAACGTTGGGTGATTGACTTGGCTTCTGATAGACAACAATATATCGACCAAGCACAATCATTGAATCTATTCTTTAGACCAGATGCACACATTAAATACATTCACGCCATTCATTTTATGGCATGGAAAAAAGGACTGAAAACACTTTACTATTGCCGTTCCGAGAAAATTGGTAAGGCAGATAAGGTATCTAAAAAGATTGAACGTCAAGTAATTAAAGAATTGGATATGGAGCAAATTGCTCAAGGTAACGATTGTATTGCTTGTGAGGGATAAATGGCATATTCAGAAAAAGTTTTAGACCATTATGAAAACCCACGAAATGTGGGTAAAATGGATTCAAATGATGAAACTGTTGGCACAGGTATGGTGGGAGCGCCTGCCTGCGGTGATGTAATGAAACTTCAAATTAAGGTCAAAGATGGGATTATTACCGATGCAAAATTTAAAACTTATGGATGCGGTTCTGCTATTGCAAGTTCATCCTTGGTTACCGAGTGGGTCAAGGGTAAGACGTTACTCGAAGCAGGAACAATTAAGAATTCTCAGATTGCGGAAGAACTGGCACTCCCTCCGGTCAAGATCCACTGCTCAATACTTGCGGAAGACGCTATTAAAGCAGCAATAAAAAATTACGAACTTAAATGTTCATGTAAGGTATAAAATGATTACTGTAACCGATAATGCATTTAGTAAAATAAAAGATTTGATTGTAGAAGAAAAGAATCCTAATATGGCATTAAGAATGTCCGTAAAAGGTGGAGGTTGTTCGGGGTTTCAATATGAGTTTAGTTTTGATGAAACTCAAGAAGAAGATGATTTTGTGATTGAAAAAGATGATGTTAAAGTATTTGTTGATTCTATGTCAGCACAATATTTAATGGATGCAACATTAGATTATAAAGAAGAAAAATTTAATTCACAATTTGTCATAACCAATCCAGAAGTTAAAAGTACCTGTGGTTGTGGCTCATCATTTAACGTTTAACAGTAAAGAGAATAATGATTAAAAAAACAGAATCAAGGATGACCGATGAGCGTTCATATTTTAAACCTTTTAATTATGCTTGGGCTTATGATGCATGGCTTAAGCATGAGCAATCTCATTGGTTACACACAGAAGTTCCAATGTTGGAAGATGTTAAAGATTGGAAGAAAAAGCTTACAGAAGAAGAAAAACAATTTCTCACACATATCTTCCGATTCTTTACCCAAGGGGACATTGACGTTGCTGGTGGGTATGTTAATAATTATCTTCCTTATTTTCCACAGCCAGAAATCAGGATGATGCTTTTGGGGTTCGCAGCAAGAGAAGCACTACACATCGCTGCATACTCACACTTAATTGAAACCTTGGGTCTTCCAGACACGACCTATAATGAATTTATGGCGTATGCTGAGATGAAAGAGAAACATGATTATGTTATGAATATCTCTGGTCAAAATACCACTAAAGAAAATACAGCAACACACATTGCCGTATTCTCTGCATTTACTGAGGGTATGCAGCTGTTCTCATCATTCATTATGTTATTGAACTTCCCACGCCACGGCAAGATGAAAGGTATGGGTCAGATTGTTACTTGGTCTATTGTTGATGAAACACAACATACTGAGAATATGATTAAATTATTCCGTACATACATAGAAGAAAATCGTGAAATCTGGAACGATGAATTAAAAGGCAGACTATACACCATTGCTGAACGCATGGTAGAATTAGAAGATAAGTTTATTGACTTGGCATTCGCAATGGGTGCCATGGAAGATTTATCTGCTGAAGATGTTAAGAAGTATATTCGTTATATTGCCGACCGTAGATTGATTTCTTTAGGACTCAAAGGTCAGTTTAAAGTGAAACGTAATCCTTTGCCATGGGTAGAGGAAATGATTAACGCACCAACACACACAAATTTCTTTGAGAATAGAGCAACTGATTATGCAAAAGGTTCTTTATCAGGAAATTGGGGTGATGTTTGGGCTCATTAAGGATTTAAATGACAAATAAATCATTATCAGGTGAATGCCTAAACTGTGAATCGACCTATAATGTTTCTTTCATAGAAGAAATGGTCTCACAAGAACTACCAGAACATTGCCCATTTTGCGGTGAACAAATCGAAGAATTATCCGAGGACTATATAGAGGATGATGACGATGATTTGGACACTAAGGAATGGGACTAAACTGGCAATATGATGGTAAAGATTTTACGGAAGACTTGATTGGTGATAACTACGGGTTCGTGTATCAGATAACCAATCTGACGAATGGTAAAAAATACATAGGCAAAAAGTTTTTTTATTCTGCCAAAACCAAACAAGTCAAAGGTAAAAAGAAACGGTATAAAGCCAGTTCAGACTGGCAAACTTACTATGGAAGTAGTGACATCTTGAAGCAAGATGTGTTACAATTAGGACAAGAAAATTTTGTCCGTGAAATTTTGCATCTCTGCCAATCTAAAGGTATGTGTTCTTATTTGGAAGCTAAAGAACAATTTACCAAAGGCGTGTTAGAGAGTGATGAATATTATAACACATGGATAATGGTAAGAGTTAGAAAGGCTCACATTAAGGTAAAAGATGCTAGAATTCCTACAACCACTAAAAGACAGAAATCATGATTTTTTCACATTCTTGGCTGGTGAAGAAGAAGGTGCAATTAATATCATGGGTTCTGAATATGTAAATCCTGGAGAAAAAATAGGTGGTTCATCTCTTGGTGATTTATATCATATTGTATTATTTCGTGATAGTAAAGAGAATCGTGATGAGTATGATGATGTTGATACCTTTGAAGCCATTCTCGCTTGCCCATTAGAATATGCTTCAGGATTAATTAATGGTGGATTCTATGGTATAATTGCCAAAAAGACAACCACATCACATAATCTTATGGACAAACTGGTTGCCATGATGAAGAAAAAGTGATACAATGTAATTTTGAAACTGTGAAAGTTTGTTATGATTCTCGTTGATTTAAATCAAGTATTATTGTCTGGCCTCATGGCACAGATATCCAGTCAAAAGGGTGTTAAACTAGACGAAGGTCTGGTTCGCCATATGATTCTCAATATTCTCCGTATGCACATTCGTAATTTCCGTAAAGATTATGGTGATGTTATATTGTGTTGTGATAATCGTAAATATTGGCGTAAAGAATTTTTTCCATTTTACAAAGCTGGTCGTAAAAAGACCAGAGAGAAATCCGATTTAGATTGGCATCTCATTTTTGATATGTTGGCTAAGTTTAAATTGGAACTCAAAGAAAATTTCCCATACAAAGTAATTGATGTAGAGGGCGCCGAAGCAGATGATATTAT